GCGTCGAAGCCGACCGCATCGGATCGCCTTACGACAGAACAGATACCGACAAATACATTGGCGGCATAAACGTTGACGACTATGGAAGACCCGTTTCATACACAATTTTCACGCGCACTATTAATAACCAGTACATTTCTCCTACTGATATTCCTGCAAAAGAGTTTATCCACTTGTTCGACGCAGCAAGACTTGACGAATATCGTGGGCGGTCTGCTTTCGCTACTGCGTTAAATGCAACGCGCGATCTTCAGGAAGCAATAAAAGCCGAAGTGCAGGCGATCAAATACGCTTCGTATCAAAGCGGCGTCATCACCACCGAGAGCGGAGCCGCCGACGCTGGCGACTACTTCGCACGGGGCAACTCAAATGATCAAGGCCAAGTTGCACGACTTCAGTCTCTCGACCCTGGAACGGTCAACTATCTCGGATCGGGCGAGAAGATGGAGATGTTCAAGAGCGACCGTCCGACCGGCGCATTCGGAGAATTTATACGCTTGATTCAAGCTCATATTTGCATGGCAGTTGGCCTGCCCTACGGCTTCGCCTTCGACGCCGATAAGAGCGGGCCTATGGCTCGCATGGAAGCAGCAATGGCAGAGCGCACCTTCCTGCGGTGGCGTGGATTGCTAGAGGGCAAATTCCTTGACAGGATAAAAAATATTATCTTGCTCGACGCAGCCGCACGCGGACTCATTCCGGATTCCGAGTTTCTTTTAGATGGCCGCTGGTGCTGGCCTGCGAAAGTTTCGATTGACTATGGACGCGAAGCGAATGCCGACATCAATTTGTGGAAGGCTGGCTTAAAGACAGCCGGGCAAATTTACTCCGACATGGGAGAAGACTACGAGGAAGCACTCCGCGCACGGGCGAAGGAAAGTGCGATGATCGTATCACTCGCAAACGAGATGGACATTCCTGCGGAATACATTTCGGATTCTATAATTCCCATTCAAGCCGCCGCGCCTATTGCCGCGCCTATCGTTCAAGAGGAGCCACAACCAGAGCCAATACAGACAGAGCAAGCCAAGAAAGTTGATCTCGCAGACGAGAACAAGCCAAGCAAAGGAATGGTAGAAGAGGCGTTGAAGGGCTTAAAGTGGCGCGAAGAATACAACCGAGGCGGAACCGCCGTCGGAGTTGCACGCGCTCGCGACATTTCCAACGGCAAGAACTTGTCCGACGATACCGTTAAAAGAATGCACTCGTTTTTTTCACGTCACGAGGTCGATAAAAAGGGACAGGGTTTTCAACAAGGGGAAGACGGCTTCCCATCCGCAGGCCGCATTGCATGGGCATTGTGGGGCGGAGACGCAGGACAGACTTGGGCCGCTGACAAAGTCAAAGGGATGCAGGCATCGCAACCCGAACAAATGAAAGTATCGCTTGCCGTTCGCGATCCGTTCGGACGCATTACAGGATTTGAAACAAAACACGAACTCGTTATGCCGACTCCAGACAAAGACGAAGAGCAAGACGACTTCATAGGCCGTTGCATGGTGAGCGGAACAATGACGAGCGAATATCCAGACGAGAGCCAGCGCGTAGCCGTATGCTCTGCACAATGGGGGAAAAAATAAATGATAATCCACGGAATCGCACTTGAAGCAAAAAAAGCACTCATCACCGGAGTCCACCAACCCGGCGATGATTACCGGATCGCGCTTTACAGCGCATCGGCAAAGATCGGGCCGACGACAAAAGCCTACACAACCGAAGGAGAGGTAAAGGGCATGGGCTATAACGCCGGAGGCGTAGCACTCAAGGGGCATCGCACGGGCATCATCGGCAAAAATGCCTTTATAACATTCGATGACGTTGTCCTAAAATCTGCAACATTCGCGGCAGCAGGCGCGATGATTTACAACGCCAGCAAAGGCAACGCCGCCTTGATTGTTCTCAGCATCGGATCCGAAAAACACGTTTACAACAGCACGTTTGAACTCAAATTTCCCAAGCCAACCGAAACCAGCGCATTGATTTTACTCGCTTAAATATGAAACCAACAAATCCAATTATTATCGACGGCGAAACCTACGATTTCTACACGATCAACCTTGCGATCACCAGCATCGTAAACCCCGACGCAAGCGAAGACGCCAATGTTTCAATGCGATTGCTTCCCACGCGGATTGCTAATGGCGAGGTTATCGTCGCTGAAGCCTATGCACGCGTTATGTTGCTGGGTAGTGTCGAGAACGTCGATCTCGCAACGAAGACCGCCGTTGCTCAAATTTCTGCAAGCATTCAAGAATTTATATACGCGAAGGGGATGTAAAAATGGCACTTATTGTTTCAGCAGCAACAGGCAACTTTAACGCAGGCGCAACTTGGGTCGGCGGCATTGTGCCAGGGGCAGCGGACGAGGCTCGCGCCTCGACGGGTCACACAATCACCATAACTGCCAATGTGACTTGCACCGAGCTGTCGAATGACGGCACAGGTATTTATACACTAAATAGTGGCGTGACGCTCACCGCCAATGTCACCAGCAAGTCAACAACCGTAACGCGAAATTGCCTTCAATTTACATCGGCTTCACCGTTGTCCGCAACGATTGTCGGCAATTGCACAGGAGGCACGGTTTCTACAGCGCAATGTGTAGCCAATACGTCGACCGGCACTCTTGCCATAACAGGCAACGTATCAGCGGGGGCTGGGATTTCTTCCGTTGGCGTACAAAACGTCAGCGCAGGAACGTTAACGATAACGGGCAACATTACCGGAGGGGGAGGAAGTGGTGCTTTTGGTGTTAATAATTCAACCACAGGAACGGTGACGATAACAGGCAACGCTACTGGTGGAACTGGTTCCACCGCTTATGGCGTCAATAATTTAACCACAGGAACGATGACGATAACAGGCATTGCAACAGCGGGTAGCACCAATGGTGCAGAGGGTGCTAGAAATGTTTCTGGAGGTGTTTTAAATGTGGGGCGAGCTAAAGGGAACGCCTTCGGCATTGGGAGTACTGGCATTGTTGCTGGAGTCGGCGTTACGTCTGGTCAAACGAGCGTAACCAAAGTGAAAGAGATAGAATATGGTACTCGCGGTCAGTCTCCAACGAGCGGGCCAATATACTTAGATTCCGATCTAACAAACGTCGCAGTCTTCGTAAACTACCCAACCGGCACGAAAACATTATCCGATCCGAACAACACCGCTGGGCTATCGCCAGCCGATACGGATGTGCGATCTGGCGTCGTATACAATAACGGCAACGACACCGGAACTTGTGAAGTGCCAACCGCAGGTTCGGTCGCATTCGGCGTCCCCGTAGATGCGACAACCGGCACGGCAACACTCACCGCCGCTGACGTGCGAGCCGCGATAGGCTTGGCAACAGCCAACCTTGATACGCAACTTGCCGCGATACCGACCGCCATCACAAATGCGAACGCAGTATGGGACGAGTTGTTGTCCAACCACACAACCGCTGGCACATACGGTGGCAGGATCGTGCGTGCGACCAACGCAAACAACGAATTGCAAATTAATGCGCAAAATCACGCAGCAGCCAATGTTCATCAATTTCAAACTGCCGTCATTGAGTCCGTGGCCTTCGCTACAAGCGCAGTCACACTTTTCACAGGCGCAATGCGGACGGAACTCACGCCAGAACTCACGGAGATAACCGAGGTTCACGCGATCCACGGCCTCGATATCGCCAACGCGCTAACGGTCACGCCTACGAGCAGGACATCGGGCGCGATCACGCAAGCGATCACCGGAGACGGCACAACAAACACCGTAGTCACGAGAGTCTAAGCGTATGCTCGCCTCCCTGCTAATTGCAACGCAGGGCTTAATGCCAAGCCCAACGCCGCTTTCAATCGGCGTTCAAGGCTTGCTGTTTATTTCGGTCGTTCCGCCTGTTCCGATCAATCCAATCGATCTGCCTGGGGGCGGAGGACGAGGGCGCGAAGAGCGAAAGGTCACGGCCACCGTTCGCGGAGTGCGTCTTGTTTTCTCGGTTGCGAACGTCGAAGCCTGCGCCGGTTCTCGCATTGAAATAGTAGGCTCATCCTGCTTCACCAATGCTGGCGAGGCAGAGCTTTGCGCCAGCACAAGTACGACGGTTCTAGGTGCTCGCACTCACGCCAGCGCAAATCGCCCGGAGATCCGATTCTCGATGTCGTTCGATGTCATCGGAGGCGAGGAAGAGAACGAGTTGGAAGTTTATTTGATGGCGCAGGCCGCGATGGGATTGATGGATGACTAATTGACATCCGCGCCTTCGCATGGATGTCATCGAAGGCGTATCAATCATTTCAATCGGCGAAGCAAAAGGCCACGGGCTTTACGTTGACGAGACAACTTTGATGCAAGTCAAAGAATGTGCCGAGTCATACAAGGGCGGCGTCAAAGTCAATCTGGATCACGGTGCAGGGATCAAAGACATCGTCGGATTCGTGAACAATTTTCGCATCGTCGGCAAGCAACTCTTGGGCGATCTCAACCTTCTCGAAACATCGCCTATGCGCGACTATGTCCTAGAGATTTCAAGCAAACTCCCAGACACATTCGGTATCAGCATCGCATTCAGCGGGCCTATCCGCGAAGTGGATGGAATGAACTTTGCGAGTTGCGCGGAACTTTACAGCGCCGATCTCGTGCAAACACCCGCCGCAAATGCGACCGGCCTTTTCAGTTTTACGGCCAAGCAAGTTGACAAATTTTTCAAACAAATGGAAGACGCACAAATCGAAATCGAACCAAAAGAGGACGAGATCAGCATCGCTGACATCGTTTCTCGTCTCGCCGCTCTTGAAACCGCCTTCGGCGATTACAAGAACAAAATGGAAATGCCACCCGAAGAGATGGCAGTCGAGCCTATGAAGGAAGAAATGGCCGCTGAACTCAGCGCAATTTCCAAGCTCGAAGCCAAGCTCGACACGATCATCTCCAACTTCGGAGCCGCCCCAGTTAAGGCTTCCGTTGTCGCAGAAGAAAAAGCCGAAGAGAAATTCGACTTGAAAGCGATCATCACCCAGAAGACCGAGGAACTCGGCAGCCGCACCGAAGCTATCCGTTTCGCAATGCGCAACCACCGCGAAGCCTACATCGAAGCCCGCGACAACAACCAACTCAACTTTTAATCCCAACTAATTTATGGCAACACAAAACGACAACGGTATTCGGAGCTTTAGCTTCGCATCCGCGATCACCGCGAACACGCTCGTCAACATATCGGGCGCAAACGCTGCGCAAGCAGCATCAACCGGCGCAAAT